TTCCCGATGGTACGACCCGCGCTGCGAATCGGACGGGCGCTGTCGCTGCCGATCTCGCGCGGGTCGACCTCGGTTGGGGGGGTTCTAGGGGGGGCCGCGAGGAGCGCCCGCCCGCCGTCGACAAACTGCTGGAAATGCCCGGGCTCGGTGAGGTGCCAAGTGCCCTTGTCATCGAGGCGCGGCAACGTCGAAAGCAGTGCCTCGACGTATAACAGGGCGTCACACTGGTCCTCCCTGGGCAGCGGCTCGGTGTCCTCGAGGTCAGCGAACCACGACCCGTCGCCAGGCTTGACCCACAAGGCCTTCGGGCGGCCGCCCGCCCTCTCGGCCTCCCTTGCCGTGCGGAACGGCCCAGCGGCCCTGCCCGTGCCCCGTGGCGCGAACGACCAGTAGGACACGATCCGAGCCGCCATGGACGGCTGCTCGGCGTCGTACCGGGGCACCAGCCGGGCGTAGCCCTTCTGCAGGTACTCCACCGTGATGGTGTTGCCGGTCTTGGACTCGCGGGCCCGCTCGATGGCCATCGCCACCAGCCGCTGGTCGAGTTTGCCGAATCGCTCGTGAAATCCCTGCTGCTGGGCCTCGGGCGCCCGCGTGAGCGCCGGGAAGGCTCGGAGCAGTGAGTGCCAGTTGGCCCCCCACGACGCCTGGTCCTCGTCAGAACGGCAGATCATGGTGATCCCCCAGGTCGATTGGCGTGGCCTTCTCGGCCTTCTCGAAGTTCCAGTAGCGCTTGCCGTCCTTCTCAGTGCTCGTCACTCCGGTCAGCCGGATGGTGGCCCCTGCCCCCTCGGGCTGGGTCCACGACCGGAACGACGAGAAGTAGACGCCGCCCTGGCTGGTGGTCGACCACAGCAGCACGCGGGTGGGCTTCTTGGGGCCATCAGGCAGTTGAATGCTGATGATCTTGCCGACGGCGTCGGTGTAGTACGTCCTCGCCCGGCTCGAGGGCACGTCGCCCTCACGGGCCCGCCACACCGGCCGCAGCTCCTCGGGAAGGTACGCGCACGGGTATGGGTCGGGAGCGTCCTTGGGCAGGTCGGCGTCGTAGGCCACCGGTGCGGGCGGGTCGAACGGGACGACCGCAGTGGGCGGGGGCACCACGACCGGAGGGGACAGGGAAGGTCCCCCTCGGGCTTGGCGCGGATCCCCCCGCCCTTCTGCAGCTTCTCCGTCGTCGTCACCAGCCGGAACGGCGGCAAGGCTTGAGAGGCTGTAACGCCTGGCGTACGTCAGCGCCGAGCCGATGGCCTGCGGCGTCGGCCGCTCCACGGGCAGGCTGAGGGTCGCGGCGAACCACTCGCCGCTGTCGGCGTGCACCAGCGTGGTCGTGCAGCATGCGCAGCCGTCGGAGAACGACGACGCTTGCAGGATGGCGATGCCGTTGGCCGCCAAATGCGGGCGGCAGGCTTCGTCGATGGCCGCCAAGTCGGCGTACCGGCTGCGGAAGTGCGGGTTGGTGGCGTCCTTGATGGCCGGTCGGATGGACCGCTGGGCCGCTGCCAGCGCCTTGGCGATGGCGCCGATGGTCTCGCTGTGCTTCACGCCCCCACCTCCCCGTACATCCAGCCAGTTTGCGGGTCGATGTCGGACAGGGGCAGGCCGTCGTCGGCCAGTTCAGACAATTCAGGACGTTCCATGTGAGTGACTCCAAACCACACGACGGAGAAGACGCAGACGGCACCAAAAGCCGCCTGCGGGAGTCAAAGTCAACGTCCGTCTTTTACGTCCGCTTTCCGCAATAACCTTTAAAACCAAGTGTTATTGCGAAACAGAACACCTATTCTCGGACGTGAAGACAGCCTAAAAACGCGGCTTTTGGGCGTTGCCAGTGACCTTAGTTACCAACGGTGTGGACGTTGGTTATCACTTGATATCGTCACTCTTTGCACCTGTCTATAGGTCCGAGGTGCGATTATCCACTTTTTCGGCCACAACACGGCTTTGGCGGCTGGGTGTCCACCGTGACGGCCACCCACTTGCCCAGCGGGCACGACTCACCGGCTACGCGGATCTTGGCGCCAGTGAAGCAGCCGCAGGCCAGGCACCGGCCGCAGTCGTGCTGGTCGCACTGCTGGCAGAACGCCCAGCGGGCCTGCACCTCGGCCACCGGTGCCGCCTGCACGCCTAGCGCTGCCTTGGCTACGCCTACAGCTCCACGGACCATGTCGCCCAGCCCTGGGCCTTCGGTCACCTCGGGCTCGCCGCTCGGTGTCATGCGCCATCGCTTCATGGGGATGTTCTCGTTACGGTGATTAGGCGCTTGATGCCCAGGCGCTCGGCCTGCTCCATCGAGAGCACAGCGGGCGTCGGCGGGCTTGCAGCGGCGCACGGTGCGCATTCGTCATCGACGATTGACGTTGGCGTAACACCGCTACCGCCAGACACGGTGCCAGGCGCGCCGCTCACCTCATATGGGCAGAAGTCGAGCGTCCACTGCCGTGCGTCCGTTCCCGGTCCTTGGTTGAACGTGTCTTCAAATATGGTGGCATTCAGCAGCGTAAACGTCCGCTGGGCCGATGTGCCAGTCACGAGGTATAGCCGCTCATCCACTGGGCCCTCGTAAATGCATCGGACCCTCTGAATCCAGTACTGCACAGCGTCTGGAGTGAACGTGAACGCATTGGCCACGCTATTCCATGCCACCACCCAGTTGGAATAGGCCCGCTTCACCTCGAAAGTGAACTGCAGCACGCTGCGGCAGCAGCACCTTCCCTCGGAACAGCGCTGCCCAGCGGTGCCTTGGTTCTGCGTGCACGGACCACACTCTGTTGGGCTCGTGCTGTCGCAGATGTTCGCCCGGTGCCAGTAGGAAATGTTCGTCAGCCCGCTGCCGCTGATGACCTGAGTGCTAAACGTCGACTGGGCGTTCCTGCGCATGCGGATGGTGCCGCTGCCAACGGTCAGCGCACCGAAGTCAACACCATTTGTAAAGTCCATGGTGTAGTCGCCGCACAGTTGACCGTTTGAGTCACCAGCGTAACTGCTCGGAAAATCAACCAGTTCCGTGTTGCGATTTGGCGCCGGTCCTTGGTAGCAGTCGGGAAACAGGTCCGAGCAAAGGTCCCCTACGTCCTGACAGCCACGTAGCAGGATCGTCCGGTCAGCGCTGCATTTCTTCTCGAGCACAAGGCCTGGAATTGATTTCGGGCTGCTGACCACCGTGTAGCACGGATAGTTCGTGCGCTCGATGAGCACCTCGGGCACCATCATGCGGTAGAAATACTTGTCCACATATGTGTCGACCGGTCCCGTGCAGCTCGATCCCGTGAAGCAGCATTTATCCCGGCTGTAGCCGAACACGTAACACGGATTCGGGTCTAAACGAGGGTTCACCCTGATATCGGTGATCGCCTGCAGCGCAAAGTTGCCAGCGATGGCCCCGGTATCCACCGTGGCCTCGTACGTGAAATCTCCCAGCCCGGTGTATGGCACTGGGCAATCGTCGTTGGCGAAGCAGCCCTGACAGCAGCAGGTTCGAACCAGCGTCACTTCTTGAACTTCGACAGCGGGAACAGGTTCCCGGCGACGTAACCACAAACGCCAAGGAGCAGAGCGAACCAAACGCTACCGATGAAACTGGGCATGGTCATTTCCTCTTCCGGCTGGGAGTGCGAATCGGCGCGGCACGCCGGAACGCCGCGTCGAACGTCGGGTCCGCCCGGCGAAGCTCGGCCACCGCGGCCACCGCTTGCTCGGGCGTCAAGTCGATCAGGCTGGCCGTCAGTTCGGCCGCTCGGCGCTCGGTCGGCGTCACGATGCCCAGCCAGCCCTTGACCAGCCGCCCTACGCCGGTATGCCACACGATGAAGACGACGCCGAGCACGGCGAGCGCAATGCATACCCAGACGAGGGGGGCCACCCACCAGGGCACCTGGTCCTCCACGCCTGTGAGGGCTAGGTAGATCATGTCCACGGCATCGAGGATACGCGCCTGCTCACCCTGCCCGGCTTCGGCTTCGGTCCTAATCACCGGAATGCTCGGCTGGGGCTGCGTCGTTTCGCTGGCGATGCGTTCGAACCGGCGGCCGCTTGAGTGTGCGAGCTGCCGCACCTCGGTGGTGTTTGCTGCGATCCGTTCGCTCGGCCCAGCGCAGGACGTCGCCCCGACGACGAGGATGGCGAGTAGCCACCTCACAGCCCCCGAGCGGCCGTCAGCGCCGCCTCCCATTGGGTGCGATTGGGATGACCTACAGCCGCTTCGTGCTCGAGGTAGACCTCGAGGTGGACCACGACCTTGGGTGCCTGCTGGGCGACCATCGCGGCATCAAACAGGCCGCCCAGGGCGTCAGCCACCCAAACAGCAGCCCCGTCCAGCCCAGCCACCACCCCGGCGGCTACGTCGATCTCACCAGGTGGCATGATGAATCCTCCTCCAAGTGTTGGTGGCCGTGCAGACGTACAGGTAGGACGCATCCCAGCAGATGTCGCCTGCTGTCCCTGTGTCGGTGGCGCTGGATGGGGTCTTAGCGTTGACGACCCGCAGCCGGTCACCGCTGATGATCCCGACGCTGGTGGCTGTCCCATGCAGCTTCGTTTGCGTCGTGCTCGAGGTTCCCAGCACGGTCGTATTGGCGCCGTCCCCGATGGCGCTTGCTCCGATGACGATGGAGTTGCTGTCCGAGTTGTTCAGGCCGCGCACCTGCGATCCGATGTAGACGCAGCTGCCAGCCGTGGTCAGCGCGGTGCTGCCGTTGCTGTGGTACCGGGCTGCGGCGTACCCAATGATTACGTTGTGCTCGCTGCCGCTGCCCGTCAGAGCGTAGCCGGCCGTCGAGCCCACCGACGTGTTGTAGGAGTGGGTGACGGAATACAGCCCCTCGAGGCCCAGCGTCGAGTTGTGGCTGCCGGACTGGTTTGTGTAGAGCGCATTGATGCCGAATCCGGAGTTCCACGATCCCGTCCGGGTGTTGAGCAGACAGTTCTGACCGAGCGATGTGTTCCCGTCGCCTGACGAGTTCCAGAACCCGGCCTGATGCCCCACCATCGTGCAACCGTCCGCGGCACTGGTCAGTTGGCCCCCGGTGCTAACGCCGACGACGGTGATGTTGGTCCCAGCCGCGCCCTTGCCGACGCGGACCGAGTTGATATGGGAGTCGGATGCGATGCCAGCCCCGCCGGCGACGATCAGCGCCCCGGTCGTGCTCGAGGTCGATGCCGTCGTGCTTGTTCCGGTGATCGTCGTGAACCGCCCGGTGGCAGCCGTCGTCGCGCCGACGGTCGCCCCGTTGATCGTCCCGCCAGTGATGGCCGCCCCGGCGTCGTGCGACCAGGTGAACACCGACGTGCCGGCCGTGTTCTCAGCGAACAATTTGCCGTCGGTGGTGTTGATAGCCGGTTCACCTGTGACGAGCTGAGCGGTCGTCGGAACCGCTGCCGCCGTGCTTGAGCGCTTTAGGCGGATTTGGTCGGTCATCAGTAGTTCCCCCCGTCGACCGAAAACGTCTGGGCCGGCACGCACTCACCGTCGTATTGGTTCATGCGCTCAAACAGCGCCACGGTCACCCCTCCGGCCGTGTAGACCATGGCAGCCATCACGAACGCCCCATTGGGCACCGGCTGCAGCGCAAAACCGGCCGCGTTGGCCCGCGTTGCGTTCACTCCACCGGCCGCTGTGCCTGCGGTGTTGCCATACTCGGCCAGGTTGTAACCGGTCACGCCGATAGCGTCGGTCTCGGTAATGGTCGTGATGTTGGTGGGCGTAGCCTGCGGCTGGGCCTTGCTCAGGGTGTACGTCCACCGGTTGGAGGTCAGCAGCGTGCTGCCGGTCACTCTCATGGGGTGCCAGGACACGACCGACCCACGCTGCAGCAGCAGGTTCTCGAGTTGGCCACGGTTGGCCGTAACGAACTGCGCAGCCTCAACCATGAGGTTGTAGGAGTCGGCAGACTGGCCGACGGGAGCGTAAACGGATGGCTGCAGGAATCCGGTCATGGCCAGGCTGGCTTGGCGTTAGAGAGAATGTCGATCACTTCGGTGGGCAGGATGACGCCAGCCGTGTGGAAGGCTGCCGTGTCGGCGTATGCCTGATACCACACCGCCCTGGCGGTGGCCTTCATGGTCGACCCACCTACGCTAATTGTGGTGTCGGCCCAAATTGATCCGTCCACCGGGTTGCGCATTGGGATTTGCTCGAGGTGGAACCACTCGTCATACAGGAACGTGTAAACGTCCATGCTGACTGAGTCACTGACATAGCGCCGCTCGTACGACTGGAACAGGACGGTTCCAGGGTCGTATCCAGCGAAAGTTGCCGAATTGCGTTTTAGAATGTGGTCGGTAGGGCTAGCGGGAAAGTTTGTATATCCCAGTCCTGTGTTTGAGTCGTTCACCAAGAACTCAACACGGAACATCTCTTGGTTCACAGACTTGATGAACGGCGTGCCCATGATGTTGGTGACGGTGCCGCTGGCAATCAGCGTGCTGGGCGGCCAAGTGATGGTCCCGTTGGTTGGGAACGATGCGGTGGAGGGCTTGATGTATTGCGACGCCTTGCGCTCGGCACTTTGCAGGCTCGTCTTGACGCCCCGAAACGGCGCCACGCCGACCACCGGACCGCGGGCCGTCGAGGTCACCATGTAGGTGTTGGCGCGGTCCGGGTGGGTCTCCACCCTGATGTCCTGCACGATGAACTGGGCCAGCCCGCCGTCGATGGTGCCAAGTGCCAGCCGGGTCCCGAGCGCCTCGATTTGGTCGAACGGTGCAGTTTGTGCCTTGATCGAGTTGTAGACGTTCCAGCTGTCTTCGCTGGTCCCGACGTGGGCCGGGTCGTCCTGCGCAACGAGGAACCTGGTGGTGTGAACGGCCTCGGTCGGCTCCATGCCGATCGTGAGAGACTGCTGGTTGTGCTGTCTGAATACTTGCCAAGCCATTAGCGCGTCCTCTCGGTGTTCGTCTTGATCTGCTCGAGCACGCGCAGCAGCTGCAGATTTAGCCCCTCAAGTTGCCCGGTATCGCCCGTCGCCATGGCAAGGCCGCTTTGTGCCCTGATTTGCGCTTCCTGCGCCCGCAGTTGTTCCATGTCGGACAGGCCAACGGTCAATTCCTTGACCTTCATCAATGACGCTTCTGCGCTTGCCTGCAACCCGTACGCAGCGTTGGCAATGTACGCGCCGGGGTCGGTGAAAAACGACTCCATGTTCTTGGCGGCGATCCCGGTCGGAGATTCAGCCCGCAGAGCCGTGGCAATTTCCCGCTGCGCCCCACGTTCAATCCGTGCCGCCCCTGGTTCGTCCATGCCTAACTGGACCATCCGCTGGCCGGCGGCCATCCTGGCCTGCAGGGCATCCATTTCCGCCTCAATCATCCGGGTCGAGAACGGCTTGGCCATCTCGTCCAGCGTCTTTCGCGCCTCTGCGTTGGCCTGATAGAACGCCCCGATGGCTTGAAACAGCGGGCTAGCCATGGCAGCGCCGACGAGGTTCTGCATGCGCCCGAACTGGCCACGGATGGCCTCGAGCTGCGCCGTGGCCTGCTGGCCCATCTTGCGCAGCCCAGTGACGTCGGCGTCGATCCCGATTGAGAGTCCTAGCTTCGCCACGTTGCCACCTTTCCGAGCGTTGCCATCCAGTCCGGTCTAGTGCTCTTGCGCCACGGTTCTACTACCGATTCCGGCTGCCGTGTCAGCCCGTACGCCAGGACCGCCAGCAGCCGCTCTATGCGGTCGGCTGGGGTCCACTCCAAGGGTTTGCCATAACCCCCCTAATCAGCGCCATGGCGACGTGGACATCAAGTGCGCTGGACCCGGGGACACCGCCCACCCGGGTGCAGGCCTCGAGGACGTACGCCTGTTTGGCGTCCTCCTCGAGCGCCTCGACCTTTCGCCACTCCGAAACCGTCAGGGGCCGGACCTCGAGCGGGGCCGGGTAGCCGGCTACGGACTCATCGGTGTATGGGCGCCACATCAGACGGCTCGGGTCGCGTTGATGGTTCCGACGTACTGCCAGGACACCGTGGCAGACTGCACGGCGTCGTTGCCGTAGGTGGGGCTGAACCCAGTAATCACGGCGCTGCCCGTGAAGTCGACGCCGCCGGTCACGCCACCGCTAGCGTTGATGGTCACCGTAATGGCCCCCGTTGACGGCGTTGCCTCGGTGAACTTCTGCGCCAGGGTCAACGCCGTGGCGTTGTCAATGTGAATCGTCGCGGTGCCAGTGACCGTCGGCCTGCCCTGAATCGCTGCCGTGGTCGCTGAGTTTAGAACCGTCGCATCCACCGCCGTGCTGGTCGCGCTAATGCTGATATCGGTGGCATCGACTGCCGTACCTGCGAAACTGATCGATGTGCCGTTGCTGATGACTGCCATGAATTAGCCTCCTGTTGCCCACAGTGTGTATTGGTGGGTGACGGCTCGCGGGCCATCGTCCGTCCCCTCCTCGTCGTTCAGGCGCTCAACGTCCTCAGACGTAAGGCGTACCCATTTGACGCTCGTACCCGAGTGCGTAGACCAAGGGAAAGCCCCAGTGACGCATGCAGACTTGACGGTGTCGGCCAGTTCCCGAGCTGCAGCCATGGTTCCGGCGATGCTGGTAACGGATACGCTGAACTGCTCGAGCGTGGTTACGCCCGTCAGCGTTGTTACCGGCTCGCGGCTATCCACGCTGTAGATGACCGCCGGCAGCGTGGTGCCCTCCCGCCGCCACTCAGGGGTAACCCGGTTGCTGACCAGGTCGCTGACCGACGGGTTCTGCGAAATCTGACGGTAGATGGCCTGCTCAATGGTCATTTGCGGGTCACCTTCAGCCGGGCCTTGCGGACGAGGTCGACAAACTGCGTTTCGATGACCAGTGCCAGGTCGTCCTTCAGGACCTTCGGCGGGAACTGCTGCGCCGTGGCCCGCTTGATGTGCCACTGCGCCCGGCCGCTGTCCACGATTGGGGCAACGTAAGACCTCGGCCGCCGCTTGTATCGAAACCCGGTGCGGCTGGTCGTCTTGAGCCCTCGAGTGTCGCCCATCGACTGGATGACCTTGCTGGCGGCCTTGCGCAGGCTTTCCTGCCCGCCGTAGCTCCGGTGGGTGGCCCCGTGCGTCAGCCAGTTCTGCTTGTACGTCGTGGCCAGGCGCTTCAGGCTGCGCCGCAGCAGCTGCTTGTACACGTTCCGGCTGACGCGGTCAGGGAGCTCGAGGAATACCTGCTCGGCGGCTAGAAATGCCCGCTGGGCACGCTCGCTGGCCCCGGCCCGCATGAGCCCCAGGTTCTCCGAGGCGTTGACCTGCCGACGCATGAACGCCTCGTAGTGCCGCAGGTGGGCAGGCGTGCCGAACTCACCGCCGCGACGGAAACTCACGACACGGCCTCCGTTGCCTCAATCTCGAGGGACATGCGGCGCAGGTCGGGATCGACCACGCCTGTAATCTCGAGCACCCGGTCGGTCTTGCCAGTCTGGCGGAGCAAGATCCGGCTCTTGGTGGTCACGCCGTCGATCCAGGGCAGCGCGATCCGGTAGGCAACCCGGCCGCGGCTGACCTCGACGCTCTCGAGGGGGCCGCCGTCGGCGCTCTCGATGTGCCCGAGCACGGTGGCCACGGTGGACCAGGTCTTGGTGGCCTGCCCGTAGGTATCCACGGACGCGGTGTAGTTCTGCACCGCCATCTCATGTCGGAACATGCCACGCGGGACCATCAGTGCACCCCATGCTCCCCGAGCATGGCGATCAGCATCTGCTCGGCCTTGCCCTCGATGGCGCCGGTGCTGTCGCCGCGGTCGGCGTAGAGGCGCCCGCACAGCTGCAGCGCCAGCATGTTGATGTAGTGGTCACCCACCAACGTGTTCCAATTGATGGTCACCGGGCGGTTCCAGCCGTCCTCGATCAGAACAGCCACGCGCTCGCCGTCCCAGTGCTGTTCCGGGTTCTCAGTCTGCGTCACCGAGTCGTCATCGACGTAGACCGCCGTGATGGCTGACGCGGTGTTCACCGGCTGGATCGGGAGCACCACCCAGGTGTCCCCTTCCTCGGACACCTTGTATGAGCGCTCG